CTGGATCGCAATGGTGACCTGCCGTCTGAGAACCCCGCGCGGGCGCGTGGGGCACCGGGGCGGGGTCAGGGAAGGGGCCGTGAGGGCCCGGTGGGTGGGCGCGGTGGTGGCCGCGGGCGAGCACGTGGGCGTGGTGAAGGTGAACGCCTTTGTTATACGTGTGCGAAACCAGGCCACATCGCGCGGGAGTGCCCGCGTGGGCGGCAGAGAGGCCGAGACTGGGAACGGGATGGAGAAGGTAGTGTTGAGGAGTCAAGTAGTGCGCCAACGACGGTGGCACCGGAATTCTCCTCCCTTTCCACCGTTCCGCCGGTTCGAAAACCGGCTGCGTTGGGTGATGGTTTATACCACGACGCAGTGTGCTTGGTCTGTGGAGTCAAAGGTCACGTGGCACGTGTGTGCCCGGGCCCGCGACCAGTTGGGGCAGGTGTCAATGCGACTGAAGAATCGACGTCTTTAGATGATGATGAGTGGAGGCGGGTAAAACCGGGGGGAGGAGTTTTGGGTCCATCTGACCCATCGAACTCGGGGGACACAGTTCCCCCTACCTGGTTTGGAAAACCCGCTCCGCCTATCGTTCTCGCATCTGACCTCCAGCAATGGATGCGCTCAGTACCACTGCCGTGTGGGAAGAGTAGCGCATGGGAGGAAGTGGAGGCGCATCTCGGTTACCAACTGTTACCGTGTGTTGATGCGTATGAGCAAGGGAAACCGCTCACAAGGCTCTTTTGGCGGCGAGCTTTGCGTCACATTATCCTTGTACATGGTGCTGGGGTACAGAACCTCAACTTTGGGACGGTTTTTGGGTGTGAGGATGCTGATGTCCCCGACCCGAGTGCCTGGCGCCCGTTGACCCCCGGTTTGAGCGTTACATGTGATCCTTTGCACCCGTGTGATGTGCCGATTATCACATGTTTGTCTGAGGAACTTCAGTCACAGTTCCTCGACCGCGTTAAGGGGTCGAATGGGGGCGTTGGGTACGCCATCCGCCGTGTGTGCGATGGAGTCTCTGACGGAGATGTCCCTTGGAGCGCGACCGTTGGTGGCACTGTGTGGCCACCGGAGTGGGCACACTACCGCCAGGTGGATGGGGTGGTGCTCTCAGATGGACGGCGTGCGTGGAAGATTGACCCGCTCGATTGGTGTGCTGAGTGGGTCACACATGCGAATTACCATTTTTCTCAGGTCCTTGAGCAGACAGGCTGGGAGTTGATCCGTGTTGAATATTTGGATCCTGGTAATTTTGTCGGGGGTTTTCCCGACCGTCCAAGGGCGAAGGTGGTTCCTTTGGTTTCACATGAGGTGATTCCTTTGGTACCGAAAGGGTGGTGGCACTTGACCGAGCGGTTGCGCCGACGTTTGTGCTTTCTACCTTTGACGATGGAACTCGATTGTTCCACGTCCGTGGCGCCCCGCTTGTCTGGGAGCTGTTTCCGTCCACCCCAAGGAGCGGTGGTCGATTCGGTGCAGCAAGCGGTAGTTGGTGCGTTTGAGGCAGATAAACGCACCAAATTTGCCTCTCAAGTGTTTCCTCATGAATGGAGGTCTATTGTATCGCAAACAGCGTTTTATTCTACGTTTTATGATAGGGAGAAAAACTCGATGAATTATTATTATTTGCGAGCCGCTGGGTATGAAGCGGAAAAACACTTGGAAGCAGCTCGGGCATCGAAAGCGCCCGTGTTGGTCGTGGCTGTGCCCCGTTGGTTCTTGGAGATTATAGTGGCTGTGCTACTTTTGGTATCTATGGCCGTTATTTCTCCTTGGATTTGGAAGTGGGGACAGAGCACGAAAGCCGCCGACCTTGGTGGCTGGGTCGACGTGGTTGGAGACGCGGCCCAAAAAGAAGCGACAACTGTTTGGAACCACTTTGGTGGAGAATGGTTGGTTGCCAATGTCGGGACGGTAGTGAGGGCGGGGATCGAGGAGGTGATTAAGTTCAGCCTTGGTCCAGTGTCTAATGCTGTCATTTGGGCATTCGAGGGGGTAAGGTACACCATCCGCGGGTCTTCTGCCTGGGATCGGTTTGTGGTGTTTATTTTGCATATGCTTACTGCAATTACACATGCCTGGACCGCCGGTTCGAATGGCCTAGTACGCACTGCTATTTTTGTGTGGTCGTGGATTTGCCATGTTGCGTGGAACATGAGGTATCCGGAACACAAAGCTGAGTTGCAGTGGTGGTACCTGCTAATGGGGTGTCTTTTCGTTCTCTTGAGGTGGATGTGGGGGCGCACGGAGGTGTGGCGCACCGGTTCACGCGTGTGGGACGAATGGGAACAGTCATATCTTCGGGGATATGGCACCATGGCAGTTGGCATTGGCTATCGCGCAATCATCGGCATCGTACCGGCGATGCAGGTGAATATACGGGCTCCCCCCGCCTGGCAGTTATTAAGGGGGGCGTGCAAGATGATGATATTCGGGAGGGAGGTGTCCTTCACTGAGTTTGTCACCTCCTTGAGCGATTTTTCCGGTGGGGCGCTTTGGCTATTTGCTGCGAATTCCGGTTTGTTGTACCGACCAGCGAATGGGCCCGCGGCGATGGCGGTCGCGTTGTACTATCGAACTCTCACAAACCCGCAGGGAGCGATAGTTGCCGAGAAACTGTTATTGTCAGATGATCCGGATAGTATTCAAATGCGAGATGACATAATTGAAGAAATGTCCCTTGAATATCTACGGATATGGCAAGAGCGTATGGAACGATTATACGCGAATGGGTTTTCTTGGCCTGTAGTACTGGATGAGCCAGTTACAGTGGAGGAGTATGCGCTACGGTTTGCTGGACCACAAAGGGCGCGTTTCCTAGCGGCTGCAGAGTCGTGGCGTCGAGGCCAGATTATGCAGGGACCGTCAGCCATGCCAAAGAGTGATGAGGTTCTTGGTGTGAAGCTGGTGTTGATGACTGGGGGTGTGTATGTGATGTCGCTGAAACCACGGACGATCGTGGTGTTTTCACCACAATTGGGGCCACGAATGGGTCCTTTGGTGAAAAGCGTGCACTATGCGCTCAAAGATGTGTGGTCGCTCGATCGCGTCCACACCATTTTAGGTCACAATATCAGGCTCGTGTATGCGTCGGGTGCTACCCCGCATTTCCTGAGCGCAATGGCACGGGCGTTGGAGTCTTCTCAAGAATCAGTACTTGGCGTGGCGGGTGATGATGTGATCGCTCGCCTGGTGTATCCGAAAGGAGGTGCTGATTACTTGGAGTGTGATTTGAGTATGTGTGACCAGACTTTGGGTGTCGGTCCACACAAGGTGGTTTTTCCACAGATGTTTACCGCGATGGGGTTTCCCGCGGAGTTGTGGAAAATGCTCATGGACTTCAAGACGGGGCCGTTGAAATACCGACACGTCAAGTCGGGGGCGTCGATCGTGGTCACGAAATGGCCATTGATGATGGACACCGGCAGTCCAGTCACCACAACGTGTACGAGTGCGGCTACGATGGTGGCCTACACGTTGGCTTTGATTCGGGAGTTAGAAGAATCAGGCGGATTTGAACGTGAGCTCGAGGAGCTTGGTTTGAATCCAAAGGTGAAACGTATGCCCTCACTGTTTGGTGCAACGTTCCTCAGAGGCTGGTTTGCGCATGATTTGGAAGGTGTGATTCGTTGGTATCCCTTGCCGAACCCGTGTAAGATCGGGAAATCATTTACAAATCCGGATGACATTTTGCGGAAATGTGACCCCTGGACGCGGTCGCATCCGGGTATGGCAATGTGTCGGGGAGCGGCTGGGTCGTTGCAAGTTCCTTATGAGTACCCCGTTCTAGGCGAGTACAAACGGGCGTTGGAGAGGTGTGCGGGGAAAACGGAATTAGATCAAGCGGCGTTGGACCATTTTCGAATCAAGCATGGTGAGCTTGTTAATGGGTCCGGATTCCCCAGTACTGTGAATCGGGAGGAAATCGTGCAAATGACGTGTGCACGTTACGGCTGTGTCGCGGAGGACATTGTAGCCGTAGAAAACCTGCTGCGAACTGTTCAGCAGGCTCCGTTTTTCGTGTCACATCGGCTTTTCGACACGATGGCGGAGGTGGATTACTGCTGACGGGGGTCAGCGGTTTGTATTATTATTTTGTCCTCTTCTTGTCTTGCGTTGTGTTTGGATTTTTGTATCTTTGTCTTTCCTCTTGTTTATAACTGTTAGGATGGTTGGTTGGGGTGGTTTTGAGTGTCGGGCGAAAGAGTCCGAATTTGAAATCAGAGTTGTAGAAAGCGAACGAGAGGGTTTATTCTATGTCTATTGGAGGAGAGAGTGCGCGCGGCCGGCATGATGCAGCTGCGGAAGAGAGGGCTTTGGAGCGGATGGTTGGTCTATCTGAGGCCGGGAAGAACTGGGTCGTGATGGCATCCGACCCGTTCCATGACCGCGATATTGATTGCGCGGGTATTCCTGATTTTCGTACACATCGTACGATTGTTCAGACTGTGACGCGAACGGCGCGTTACGTGGCTCCCGGTAATGCTCCGTGGAGTTTGAATATTTTTAGTACGCCGGTGAATCAGACCGTCACGGCGTACAATGTTGATGTGAACGGTCAATTTGTAAATTATCGTGGCTCACCTTTGATATACTCAGGTCAGATGGGTACTATCACTACGGTTCGAGGTCCGGCGGGACAACAGTTGTATCCGCCGGGAGTGACTGGGACACTGTGCGATGGGTTGAGTCCCACGACATACCAGACGGGCAATTCTGTGCCCGACGATCTGTATACCCATGGGAACCACCGCGTCATCGCGGCTGGGTTTGAGGTGTACATGACGTCGTCAACTTTGAATGACGGCGGTGACGTGGTGGTTTATCGACAACCAGCCACGACCGTTGAACGCTACGCGGTCGCGGCTTTCCCAGTCACCGGCGCGCCATGTGGGTTGACGTCTGTGTTCACGAGAGGTCCCCCGGCGAATCTGCAGGCGGCGATGACGACGCCAGGGGCTCGGCGATGGCGGGCGAAAGATGGGGTGTACGTGCCTTTGTTTTTGAACGAAGAGGACGTCCAATTTCGGCCTTGCCAACCGATGGTGATAGCACCGGTCGCGACGACCGTGGACGAGGATTCCCTCGCTATCACCACCGCGATGTCACCCCTACAGGCATGGTTAGGAGGTGGTTCTTTGTTGTATGGACCACAAGCGTTATCGACAAATAACTTCCATGTCTCGGGTGCGTTTTTTGATGGGCTTGATCCCTTGAGTTCGTTGACCGTGGTCGCGAAGTTCTTGGTGGAGAGAGAGCCTAGTGTGTCGGAGCCTGAGCTTATCGTGCTAGCTCGGCCGTCTCCGATGGCGGACGAGATGGCCTGGCGTGTGTATTCTGCGATGGTGCGTACTGCTCCCCCGGGCGTACCTGTGGCGGACAACGCTCTAGGAGCATGGTTTGCCGGTCTCGTCAGCGATGTGGCGAGTGAGGTCGGAGGTGGCCTGAAGCGTGTGGCTCTCCGGCGAGCGGGTTTGCAAGCCGTACCATCACAAGCGTACCAAGGTGCTGGTGATGGTCGCCGCCAGCAGTCTGCTGCTGAGGCGAAGATGTTGGGTCGGTTTGACGCCAAGTTTGGTAGGAAGAATAGCGTGAAGAAGAAGAAAACGAAGTTCGTTGGCACGGGACGAACTCCAAAACCCATCCGTCGTCGAGCTTGATGGTGTCTTCGCGCGATTTTTGCTTACTGGGCATGGTAGGGGAGGTGGATAGGGCCTAGCTTTTGGTAGTGATAGCAACGTCGGCTGAATGACGTGGAAAACTACAAGTGTTGGGGTGTGCTCCCTGACCCGCTGCTGAGGCGAGTTACCATACGTTTTAGACGCAATGCCCGGTCATGGTGGCAACTTTATGGAATTCCATGTTATACCGGTGAGGTTTGGCACGCCCCGGTAGGAGTTGTGGTGCAAGTGAGTTTGAGGTTTCAGCAACCAATCGATCATCCAGATAAGACGCTCGCGCTCTGGAGTCGGTTGGCGTTTCCTCGACTTGCGAGTCGGCAATTGCTAGCCTGTCAACTGATGATGGAAGGCAAGATCCCCGTTTTGCGGTATCGGTTACCGTGTTTGAGGGGGGTACACGTGCCGTGTTCTAATGAGTGTTAACGAATCGAGTAATCCGCTTAGCGTTTCGATGTTGACACGAAGGAGCATGGTCCCGTGTGTTCTGTTACCCAATGCAAGAGAGGCGCGTGGAC